TCAATTGGACCTTTAGCTCAGTTGGTTAGAGCAACCGGCTCATAACCGGTCGGTCCTGGGTTCGAGTCCCCGAAGGTCCATTTAGCTAGACTGCTTGGAAGTAGTAAGGGGCAGCGAGCTGACAATTAAATATTTGGCCCAGTGGCTCAGTTGGTTAGAGCGCCGCCCTGTCACGGCGGAGGTCGAGAGTTCGAGTCTCTTCTGGGTCGTTCAAGATGCGAAAGCATTTTGAGGAATGCCGCAGTGGCGGAACTGGCAGACGCCCGGGACTTAAAATCCCGTGGGTAGTGATACCCGTACCGGTTCGATTCCGGTCTGCGGCATTATTTTTTTCTCTGAGATTTTTGTGAAGTCAATGTTTGCAAGAATCTCAGAGTTTTTTGTTTTATGCATTCCATTTGGAGGTAGGGATATTATTCAAAAAATAACGGCATTGCATCTCGTAAGAGGAGATGCAATGCCGTTATTTTGAAGTCTTCACACTTTCATTGAAAAGTGGACCTGGCGGGAATCGAACCCAAATGAAAAATGCTAAAAGTGGCGGTTTTATCACGCTTTCTTCGGTTCGTGTTGCATTTCGTGTTGCATGATTTGAGTGAAATGCTCGTTTATCTTGTCAGTAAACTTCTTTTCCTCAGACTCAATAGTACCACGATATACTTTTTTGAGCACCTTGTCAGACTTCCAACCACCACGTTTCATGATGTACTGATCCGGAATATTAAGCGCATGCATGATGGATGCGGTGTAGTGACGGAGATCATGATATCGAAACTCTGGAATACCGGCAGAGCGTAGCACCTTCTTGAAGTTCTTGGACAAGTCTTCCGGATGCATCTTAACAAGCGGACCACTTTCAATATCATCGAATTTTCTGATTACAAATTCCGGCATGATCACATGCCTACAACTGCTCTGTGTCTTAGGTCCTTTGGTCACGATTCCTTTTCTACCACGTACACGTGTCTCTCTGATCCGAATAGAGTTCCCAGTGATGTCTTCCTTTGTTAGACCAAACACTTCTCCACGTCTAAGACTTCCAAACGCTGCAAGGAGCACAGCCTTTTCCATTTCAGTTCCTTCGATGTACTTGATTAACTTTTCGATGTCCTCATCAGATGGAACATATCCGTCAAAATCTTTTGGAGCTGGTAGAGTGACTCTAAATATTGTTCCAGGAGAATACATCCCTATGACAGCCGTAAATAGTCCATAAGCGTTCTTTACTGTCTTAGGTGATAACTTTATCGAGATTGCATTTACCCACGCTTGCACGTCCTCTTGGGACAGCTTACGTAGGCTTATGTTCTCGATTTGCTTTATCTGATTCCTTACGATTGTTTCATATCCACGCAATGTGGTTTCAGACAGCACATTCTCTTTTAATTTAATGTAATTAGTGAACGCTTCTTTTACAGTCCAGTTCTCAGGACGTTTCTTCCGGTCCTTTTCTGCGAGAAACTGTGCAGCCTGTGCTTCAGCTGACTGTTTTCCTCGTTTACCTGGAAGATCACTGGTGAATGATTCATAGATTCTTTTTTGCTTCTGCTTTTTTGTTTTCGGATCAATAACTGGTTTTCCATCCTTATCCACCACATTTTCATAGTGTGAGAATACCAGACATCTCCATGATCCGGAAGGTAACTTCTTAGCTGTTGCCATACAATCATCTCCTTTTTATAAAAAATGGTATAAAAATAACAGCCTAGCAATAGAACAAGAGTTCTGATTGATTGACTGCTCCGAAGATGATACAATATTCATGGTCGGTGAATGATGTATTTCTTCGGAGATTATTGTTCATCTCCCGGTGTTGGTAGCACCGGGATTTTTTATTTATTCATCCTCTTCATCATAATTAAAATTTGACGAATAGTTTTCTGTGGTTGATTGTGATTGTCTGAACTCTTCAGCAGCCATAGTTCTATTGAATTCGGCAGTAGGTTCAGTTTCAGTAACGATTTGCTCAAGCTCATCGAGAGAAATATTGAAAAATTCTTTTCTCATGTTTACTTTATTAACACGTCTATCGTCCAACAAGGTATGCAATCTATTTTCTAATCCTACAGCATCATTAGAGAAAATGAAACTATGAACATCAAAACGGAATGGAACAGAAGCGTTTCCAAGTTCATCTACTCGATCTTGCGGGTTCAATCTTCTGGTCATTCCGATTTTGAATACATTTTCGCCAAAAGAACCGAGATTACTAATCACGTAAACATTTCCGGCTTTTCCATTAGCAAGAGTAGAAATCTCTTCTTTTTTTACAATAACGTCTGCCAACTGAGCTTGAAGGGCAAGGATACGCGCATTCAATTTTTCGAGTTCGTCATCTTTTGCTTCTGCAAGTTGAAGTTTTAATTTTTCAATTTCTGAATGATATTTTGATTCTTCCTGTTCCACTTTCTTTCGTTCAGCTTCTAATGCTTTTCGCTCTTCGGCTTCCTGACGCATTTGTTCACGAATGGCAAGTTGTTCTTGGCGAGCCTGCTCTTTTTTTACATAATAGTTGTATTCTATTTTTGCAGCATTTATAAAGAGATATTCTATTTCGCCTATAAACTTTGTAAGTGTACCGGCAATACTCTGGTTTCCCTCTCCAGCAATTTTTAAATATTTCTGAGTAACATTTTTAATGTCTTCAATCGACTTATCAAGTTTATCAAATTTTAAATTATATAAAATATTTTGTAACTCAGCTCTCAGCGCGATTACCATAAGTTTATAAATAGCTTGATTTGCTTTCGTGGTATATCGAGAGGAATATTTATCTAATAATTCAGTGATTTGCTTATCGTTTTGTCGATAAGCTTTACGAAGATCTTTTACATCCATGCAATGTAATTTTAAAATCACTGATGGACTAAGTTCTTCTAAGTCATTTAAATCCTTCCCCACTAATTTTAGAGAGTTAATTGCAGGATCATAATTAAAAAAGTTATCTATACAATAACTAATGGCTTTAACTAATTCTTTAGAACGTCCAAGTTTATTTGTCTGAGTCTTTATTTGCTTTTCAATGCGATTGCTTTGAAGTATTTTTTCAGATATTGCATTTTGCAAATCTTGGTTTCTAGCTACTGTATCAGCACATTCTTTTTCTAATTGCGCTGTCATTGATTTCACTTTATAGTAATCAAATCCTCCAATTTCAGAAAGCTTTTCGCGGAGTGCTGTTGTAGCATGCTGTAGATCTTGATTATTTCTGGCGAGAATTTGATTTTTTTGTTCTAATTCAGCAATCTGTGTTTTGAACTGTTTGATTTTGAAAATATCCCCTAATCCCATGTGTTTCTCCTTTGTTTGGAAAGCCCGTTCCTAAGCGCACCACACGCTTTTATATAATCTCTTACGAGGCTATATCACATCATTTCAATTACTACCAGATTCGGAATGAAGTATATAATATAGTTATCAACGGTAGTATATACTCCATACTTATCACGATAACAACTGATACATTCTTCCAGATATTCTTCTGTAACATCCAGAAAGTCTGCAATTTCATATTTATTTTGACATCCAGCATTGAATGCATGGATGATTCCCATAAGTCCGATCAGGCGGTTGTAGCCGTGCAACCGGGCTTGACGTTCCTGTTTCCGGTTTTGTACGGAATTTATATCTATAATATCACCAACGGATGTGTGGTGATGTCCAAGTTCTTCAGCCAGTGTACAGGCTTTTTGAACTGTATTCATATCTTTTCTGATTGCGACAGTACCGTCACAATACAATCCTTTTATTCGATCACTGTGAAATGTATAATCTATAACATCTATACCGTCCCCGCAGGCTTCGTCTTGTAAACATTCGTATGTGTTCATATGTATAACACCTCCCACTCAAGTATATCCGGTAAGCTGTCCAATAAATTACTTACCTCTTTTGCCTTTTACAAATTCAGCGAACTGACGGATTTCATCAAGTTCGTCTTCTGTATATTCATCACCGTCAAAGTGTGCGGCGAGAGTGGTTGGAGTATGATCTTCCCATCCCATAAGATAAGCCGGCGATATATTAAGTGCGTCAGCAATCTCCTCCAATTTATCTACAGGCATATTTTTTATATATCCGGTCTCATATCTTTGAAGCGTGGATTTACTAATACCCACTTTTTCGGAAAGAGTTTGATATGACATATTTAGTTCTTCACGCCTGGTTTTCATTCTTTTCATTATGTCTTGCATTTTCTCACTTATTTCTTTTTCGCTCATATCATTACCTCCGTATAATGTAATTATAAACTATTTTTTCATATTTGCAACATATAATTCAAAAACATTCAAAGAATGTTGCATATATGGGTTGACAATGCAAGATAATTGATGTAATATACAGATATCCCAAATATGCAACGAAAGGAAGTGAGAAAAATGTCGTTTGATAAACTAAAGGGAAAGATGACGGAAGTACATATTTCACAGGCTAAATTATCTGAACACCTTGGTATTACAGTACAGTCATTGAATGCTAAGTTGAATGGGAGAAATCAATTTACACTGGAAGAGGTTGTTAAGATTACTGAATTTCTAAATTTGAAAGATCCAGTAGATATTTTTTTTGACCCAAGTGTCCCAAATATGCAACAAACTATAAGTAAACAATCGAAGTAGTGAGTAGGAGGTGGATATTTTGGAAGAAATGAAGAAAGAAATGGAGAAAATGAAAGACCAGATAAAGTCATTGCGATTACATTATCTGATCTTAAGCATTTGTTTTATTGTGACAACTATTGGTTTTCTGATTCGTTGTTTTTGGATTCAGCAATCTCTTTCTGGATTGTATCAACTGATTCCTTTAATGTATCGAGTTGTTCAGATGTTGTAGCGTTAGAAGCTTTTGTGCTATCTAAGATTTCTGAAAGTATTTGAACTTCTGTGCGCTGTAAAGCAAGCTGTTCTTGTTCAGATGCAGAAGGTTTAAAAAGTGCAAATAAAGAAATAATGACACCAATGATTGCTATCAAAGTATCAAATTTTATTTTTACTCGGTTATGACCTATTGGGATTGCGATGGTTTCAGGCAGCTCATATTCCTTTATAACTGCTTCATCTACAGTAACGCAGTCTTCATCTGAAACGAAACTAGAAGAGGTTGGGAAATCTTTCAGTACCTCTTTTATAAATTTGTTACTTGTGGAAATAGCGGATTGAGCTATGGAATTACCGAGAGTAGAAATGAATTCATCTACATAGCAATCTAAAGCAGTATGAATATAACGATTCCCAATTTCATTAATGAGATTTGTAGCAAGATTAACTACTTCAGAGAGGTTGTTATTGTGTGCGCTGCAGAGAAGTTCTAAGGCATCAGCAGCTGCAGATGCAGCAGATTGGAAAGATTCATTGAGTTTTGGATTGGATAAATAGGCTTTAGACAGGGAGTTTTGTGTCATAGATGAACCTTCTTTCGTAATTTTATGAAAGAATTTTATCATAACATGAAAATATTTTCAAATGTATTTGTAGCAGAACCAGGTGAGTCAGAGAAGAAAGTGAGGTGAGGAAAGATGGCGTTATTAATCAGTGTTATAGCTTCAATTTTATTTATGACAAAGTGGGGAATAGAAAGAGCAAGAATAAAAGCGTTGATATATTTTATTGTTGACAGAGGATACACTCCACCAACTAAACAAGAAATGATGGAGTGTATCAAAATAGTGACACAGAAGACAGTAGAAAAATGGACTAAAAATTAAATTTTGAGATTTCTTCAGGAAGGTATTTGTTTGCAAGAGATGTTGTTACACCTTCGGCAATGGCAGAAACGACTTTAAGACTTGCGCCACCGATTTTATTTAGAAGTGATTGTGTATGTTTCCAATTTTCTTCGGTTCTTGTATTGGCAATAAAATCGTGTCCAAGAGGTTCAAGACAACAATCGAAATGAGTATATCCCCATGCTTTTGTAGTAGAAACATCTGATAAAAATTTTGCTTTTATACAGTATTGAACATGATATAGGATCTGATCGATATCATATGCAGAAAGATAGTCACTATAGTAATCATATTGAGTATCGTCAAAAGATACGGGTTCATAGATTGTTTCGTATTCTTCTACAGTAAAAAGAATAGCACGGATGCAGGCAATATCAAGTTTCATTAAAACTCTCCTTTCTTTTGTACTCGGCATGGCAGTGCCTGTAAGGAAAGTATAGGAGAAGAAATAGAAAATAGCAAGTGAGGTGAAAAACAATGATAAACAAACTTAATTATGGAAAAGTAAACGGAGATTCCGAAGAGTTGCACGCACTGAAAGGCTTTAAGGTCTTAGCTGTTGGCAACGGAACAATCGGAGAAGAGTGTGCGTTGAGAATCATGCTGATGAACGAGAACAACGTTGCTGTTGATTTAAGCATCACAGAAGACGGAGCGTACCTCAGCGATTTCTACGCACTGACAGAGGACATGATTCCACGCACTTATGATGACTAGAGAGGTGAGAAGAGATGCCAAAATTAAAAATATCTGACAGGGAAAGGCAGAACAGAACACTTATTGCAATTATTCAGTCAGGAAAGGAAATGGAAGACATCAGCGTACAGAAACTTGCAAAGCTGACTGGAATATCACAAAGTACGCTCTACCAAAGACTTGGCACACCGGAAGACATGAGGATTGGTGAGTTAAGAGAGATCCTCCGGGTTCTTAAGATTACGGAGTCAGAAAAAGAGCGAATAGGCAGAGAAGTGATATGAGAAGTTGCAAAGAATGTGTATATAAGAATCACTGCATGGAGATGAGCAGATTCATTCCATGTACATCTTATAAGAAAGGGGTGAGAAAGAGTGAATCAGTTAGATGTAATTAACATTCAGAGAAAAGCAATTCAGACAGTTCAGATAATTGACATTCAGGGACAGCCGAAGAGGAGCAAGTGCAATGACAGAGAAGAAACAATGTCAGCGATTATGACAGTAGTCGCAATGGGAGCTGTGATGTTTCTTGGAATTGCAACTTATGTTATCTTCGGATACTAAAAAAGAGTGCCATAGCAAAGGCGGCAACCTTCAGGCACTCCGGAAATAAACCAACTTAATAATACCATTTCGGAGAAGGGAAAGCAATGGAAGAAAAAACATTAGAAGTAAGCGTAGCCAAATTTATGGAGCTGTGCAGAACAGATGCTCGTATGGATGCTTTAATCTCATACATCGAGAGCGAAGAAGTCGCTCAGTACGATTACGTTAATGTCAAAACCATCAAAGCGATTATCGGCATGTGTGACGAATAGGGAGGAAAAATATATGGCAACATTATACAAATTAACAGAAGAATATCTGGAGCTTTTAGATCTGTTAGAAGATGATTCAGTAGATCAGGAAGTATTAAACGATACCTTGGAGGGGGTCGGTGGCGAGATTGAAGTGAAAGCAGATAACTGTGCAAAACTCATTCAGGAGTTAAATGGATCGGTTAACATTCTTGATACAGAAATCGACCGCTTGAAGAAGCGGAGGGAAACAATTGCAAATAATGCGCAGCATATCAAGAAGTACATTGAGTCAGCAATGATTGCAACTGGAAAGAAGAAATTCAAGACAGATTTGTTTGGGTTTAATATCCAGAAAAATCCGCCGAGTCTCGTGATTGATCAGGAAGAAATGATTCCAGATCAGTACTGGGTTGCACAGGAGCCAAAGCTGGACAAAAACTCTCTTAAAAAGTGGCTCAAAGACAACAAAGCAGACTTTGCTCACCTGGAACAGGGTGAGAGCTTGCGGATTAGATAGGATGATAGAGATGAAGGACGGAAAGATACATATCCCTGGAAGAGAAGTTGTACCGAATCAACAGGGAGTAATCAAAATTACACCAGAAGCTTATAGCGCATTAGCTGAAGTAGTGAATGAATCGAGATTAAGTCTTAGGGCAGTAGCAAGCGAAATTATTTTGCAGGCTATCGAGCAGAAGTTAATTGAATTTGATAGATAAGGAGAAGAAATATGTCAAAAGTTATTTGTATTGCAGGAGAATCCGGATCCGGAAAAACAACATCCATGAGAAATCTGGAACCAAAGACAACATATTACATTGATGCTGATAAGAAAGGCCTTTCATGGAAAGGATGGAGGAAACAGTATAACAAAGAAAATAAGAATTATCTGGCGTGCGATGATGCTTATGTGGTACGCCAGTATATCAAGCGTATCGCAGAAGCTTGCCCAGCTATAAAAGTCATTGTGGTTGATACAATCAATGGTCTGATGGTAGCGGATGAGATGCGTAGAAGTAAAGAAAAAGGCTATGACAAATGGGTGGATCTTGCAGCTTGTGTCTGGGATCTGGTGTGCGAGGCGTATACATACAGAGAAGATCTGACAATCATTTTCACAGCCCATACACAGACAGACCATGATGAAGCCGGCTATATGTTTACCAGGATAAAAACTTCTGGAAAGAAGCTGGACAAGATCTGTCTGGAGAGTAAGTTTACTACAGTGCTCCTGAGCAAGTGCGTAGATGGTCAGTATAAATTTGAGACACAGGCGAACAACAGCACTGCAAAGTCACCTATGGGAGCATTTGATCAGATGGAAATTGATAACGATATTGTAGAAGTAATCAAGGCATTGGAGGATTTTTAAGATGAGAAAACCAAATAATTATGAGAATACACAGGTTCAGGGAGAATTTACCCCTGTAGAGCTCGGAGGACATAAATTAGTGATTAAGCAGGTTGAGGAAAGAATGTCAAAAACCGACAAGCCAATGATTGTTGTGTTCTTTGACTTTGCCCAGGGAGACAAGCAGGCAGGATATTTTACAGAAGCATTCAAGAACGATATCCGTCCAGAAAAGAAATGGCCGAACCAAGCAACACAATATATCTCGACAGAGGATAATGATGGAAATTGCAGCAGATCTTTTAAGACATTCTTAACCTGCGTGGAGCACTCTAACAAAGGTTTTGAAACTCAATGGGGAGACAACTTTGGTCAGCAGTTTAAAGGCAAGATGATTGGTGGAGTGTTTGGTCCGCAGATGGATTATTACAATGGCAGAGAACTGCGGAAACACGTTCTCAGGTGGTTCATGTCAATTGATAAGATCGGAGATGTAGCTATTCCGGATATGTCGGAAACACAGGCATATAAGAATCACATTAATGGATATCCATCTGGATCCACGCCAGTAGGAGACGGATTTATGAATATTCCAGATGGAATCGATGAGGAACTACCGTTCGCATAGGAGTGTGATTGTAATGGATATACAGATAGATAGTAGGGAAAAAGCGAGGGCAATCAAGAAGATTATTAAGATATTTGATGAGAATGGTATTAAGCATTTTTCCAGTAAGTTACTGGTCGGGGATTATATGAGCTTGGATAATCCCCGGCTCATTATTGACCGAAAGCAGAACTTGCAGGAGTTGTGCGGGAATGTCTGCCAACAGCATGAGAGATTCAAAAAGGAATTGATCCGTGCGATTGATGCAGGAATTCAGCTTGTAATTCTTGTGGAGCATGGTCCTGATATCCAGTCTTTAGAGGATGTGTGGTTTTGGAAAAATCCGAGAAAGCATGAGATCAGGTGGAGAATGGTGAATGGAAAAAAGGAGCGATATGTGGTGTCAGCCAAAGCTGTGGACGGAGAGCAGCTCTATAAATCGCTCCGTACTATCCGGGATCGTTACAACGTCAGGTTTGAATTTTGCAATAAAAAGGATACCGGTAAAAGGATCATAGAGATATTGAGTGATGACTTATGACAAGCGGTGAGATCAAAGAAATGTATAGCATGCGAGATATATTGATCCGCTATGGATTACAGCCGAATCAGAAAGGATTCATCCATTGTCCCTTCCATCGTGGAGACAGAGATGCATCCATGAAGATCTATGACCGAGACTTCCATTGTTTTGCATGCGGAGCCCATGGAGATATTTTCTCGTTCATTATGCTGATGGAGTGCTGCGACTTTAAAGATGCCTTTCATCTGCTGGGTGGAGAGTACGAGAAGAAACCTACATTTCATTCAAAGCTGGTCCGATATCGTTCGGATCAGCGAAAAAAAATGAGGGACAAACAGAAACGGAAAGAAAAAGACAGAAGATCACTAAATAATCTTTTGATCGATATTTACAGAGACTGGTGGAAGAGGTCAGAACCTTTTTCTGACACTTGGACAGATTGTTATAACAAGCTGCAGTATCAGCTGTATTTGCATGATGAATATGACAAGGAGGCGAATGAAGCGCTAAATGAAAAAATTAAGTGAGTATGACAAGAAGAGCATTCTTGCTGAAGAAGTCTTTACAGAAATCTTTGAGCAAGAAGATGAGATTGAAAAGGCGCGGATGCTGCTTTCTTTTCAGGACAGAGCGAAGGAACTGGGCGTAAAACAGGGATTCGACACGATGTTAAAAGCTTACAAAAAAGCCGAGCAGGAAATGAACAAGAAGAGACGGAGTCGTAATGCTCTGAGTAATTGGACGGACTTTACCGGAAAATACGAGGCAATGAAATGCGGGTCATGGCTGGCGGCAGATGACGGCATAAGGACATTCAATAAGGATTATGATAATGAGGTCATTGTCTGTTATCATCCAATCCTCCCAATTGGACGCTTGAAGAATCTTGAAACGGGAGAAGAACAGATCAAACTGGCATACAAACGGAATCATCGCTGGACAGAGATTACAGTACCGAAAGATATCATATCTTCTGCCAGCAAAATTGTGAGTCTGTCAAAGCTTGGTGTTTCTGTAACTTCGGAGAATGCGAAGCTGTTAGTTAAATACCTGTCGGATGTAGAAAATTTGAATGATAATGATATCCCATTGCAGAAATCTACGTCAAAACTGGGATGGATTGGTGGAGATTTTATACCATACGATACGGACATCCTCTTTGATGGAGATCTGCAGTTCAAGCAGTTGTATGAAAGTATCCGGCAGCAAGGAAGCTATATGGAATGGTTGAATCATGTCTGTGGGCTTCGGAAACGTGACAGGATGGAGATTAAATTTTTTCTTGCGGCATCCTTTGCCAGTGTTCTGGTTGGACTGCTCGGTGCGCTTCCATTCATTGTGGATCTATGGGGCGAAACAGAAGGTGGAAAGACAGTTGCCATGATGCTGGCCGCATCTGTATGGGCAAATCCGGCAGACAGTATGTACATAGGGGACTTTAAAACAACAGATGTACAGCTAGAGGTCCGGTCAGATCTGCTAAACAATCTGCCTTTGATGCTGGACGATTCAAGCAAGGTCAGCGCTAGAATCAGAGATAACTTTGAGGGTGTTGTATATGATCTGTGCTCCGGAAAGGGCAAGAGCCGATCAAACAGGGACTTAGGAATTCGAAAAGAAAACCGGTGGAAGAATGCGATACTGACCAATGGTGAGCGACCACTTAACTCTTATGTCACTCAGGGCGGAGCAATTAACCGTATCATCGAAGTGGAGTGTGATGAAAAAGTCTTTGAGGATCCCCAGTACACCGCCAACTTTTTGAAAAAGAATTATGGTTTTGCCGGGAAAGAATTTGTCAAAGAAGTAAAAGAAATTGGTATTGATCAGATTCGTGAGATGCAGATGGAGATTCAAAAAGAAATCTACAGACATGATGCCATGCAGAAGCAGAGCATTGCGCTTTCAGTGATTTTGACAGCGGACAAGATCGCCACAGAGCGGATATTCTGTGACGGTGAGTACATTGATATAGAGAGCGCTAAAAAGATGCTTGCAAGCCAAGCAGAGGTGTCAGAACATGAACGCTGTTATCATTACATACTAGACAAAATCAGCATGAATGGTCAGCGTTTTGACTCATCTGTAAATGTGGAGCAGTGGGGAATTATTGAACAGGGATATGCCATCATGTATGTGCAGGCGGCAAGAGATCTCTGTGCGAGCGGAGGATTTTCCTATAAGGCATTTATGAATTGGGCAGATAAAAATGCCTTGTTGCAGACAGATGGGAAGAATCAGACCAAACTCAAGAAGATTGAAAGGAAAACGGTTCGCTGCGTGTGGATCAAGCTGGACGAATCAAAAGACGCAGATGGATTCGAACGCGTGGCACAGGAAGAATTGCCTTTTAAATGAGTTGCATGGTAACAAAGTAACAGAAGTAACATTCAATATTTAATATATATAAGGTGTCGTGTGTGTATGTGTAATACACAAAGCAAGTCCTATATGCGAGAAAAGTCGTGTTACTGTTGTTACCGATTAAAAAAACACCGATTTGCCAAGGAAGTACAAGGTTTTATGGTAACAAACATAGTTGTTACTGTAGTGTTACAGAAAGGAAAATTTGTAACCATGAATGAAATTAAGCATGAATACGTGGCAGAAATACAGAATGCCATATGGAAAGCGTACAAGGAAGTGCGAGAGACAAAAAGTGCAAGAGGATTTAATGATACCGTGCAAGCACTTGAAAATAAGTACAGTGAGGTCAGCAAGCCTATGTGTGATTTTATCAGCTGGTTGAAGTGTGCATGGGCACCAATTATTAATGAAATAGTGAGTGAATGCCAATGAAAAAACGGAAAGAAAGCAATAAAGCAGTGTTGGATGATGTGAAGATATGCAGCTTGTGCGGTGAACAGATTGTGGGAGACTATGAGTATGTTAGGACGAAAAGACGGACAGAGATGTATTTCCATAAGGGAATGAGTTGCAGGAAAAGGAAAAAGAAGAATGGGTGAAAGTAAAATAAGAAAATGTATTATCTGCGGACGGCTCATCACGGCATCAAGAAGATATGCATACTGCAGTGATGAGTGTGCAGGTTATGCTAGCAAAGAGCGTGCTAGAGCAAAGATGCGTGAAATACAAGAGGAACATAGAAAATTTATTACAGAGACCAGGCAAAAGAAAAATATGAAGAAGCCGGGAAGAAAATCGAAGCAGTACAGAAATGAGCTCATAAGAATAGCAGCGGAAGCAAGAGAGCATGGTATGAGTTATGGACAGTATGTTGGAATTTATGAATACCAGAAGGGGATGAAAATTTAAAATGAGTAGAATGATGGACGCAGATAAATTTCTTTCCTGGCTGAGTGAGGTCGAGGGTGAGATCAGGAAAGAGAAGATGAAAGACTGTCAGCCGGATCGGTATGATGACGGGCTGATGGCGGCAACAGGGACTGTCAGGGAGTATGTTGAGAAGATGTGCAAGATCGACGAGGCAGAAGGAAAAGCGGATCAGAAGTGGATTCCATGTAGTGAAAGACTTCCAGAAGATGAAAGCTATATACTGGTATCGTTTGAAAACTCCACAATGCCGGATATCGCGCGATATGAAGAAAATGATGAGGGTGGCACGTTCTATCCGGGAGATGATGAAAAATCCTATTCAAGCTATGGATTTTTTGTGAATGCCTGGATGCCACTACCAGAGCCAATGAAAGAAGATGATGTTTAAATGGGAAAATAAAGGATTTAAAAGGAAAAAAATTTGGAAAATTAACAGCAATCGAATTTATTGGAATAGGAAATAGACGTTATGCAATGTGGAGATGCCTTTGTGATTGCGGAAATGACTGTATAACTAGTACGGACGTTTTGACAAGAAAAGGAAATCACTCGTGCGGATGCTTAGCTAAGGAACATTTAAAAGAAATGAGCAGAAATAATATTACACACGGAATGACTGGAAGTAGGTTGCTAGGATGTTACAAATCAATGATGAGTAGGTGCTATAGAGAAAAAGATATTCACTATAATGCTTATGGCAAACGCGGGATTGTTGTGTGCGATGAATGGAGAAATGATAAAAAGATGTTTATACAATGGGCTTTAGCTAATGGATATTCTGATAACCTTACGCTTGATCGTATAGATGTTAATGGCATTTATGAGCCATCTAATTGCAGATGGATTCCAATGAGTGAGCAATACAAAAACAAGCAATCGAATTGCAAAAAGATATTACCAGAGCCGTACAGAGAGGGAAAATGATATGAGCAGACTAATTGATGCGGATTTACTGATGAGAAAATGCGAGAAATGGTTAAAACCGAAAGCACCAGACGAAGATGAAATGGTTTCGGTGGCAGATATTGCGGTATCCACGCTTATGGAAATAGAAGAACAGCCGACAGCGTTTGATGTGGAGAAAGTTGTAAGAGAGCTTAGAGATTTAAAGATGCGCTACTATCTCACAATAGCAAATACAGGTGATGCAGATAAGGATTGTGCTTATCTTAATATTGCAAATGCTATTGACAAGGCAATTGAAATTGTTAAGCGAGGTGGAGTAGATGAAAAATAAAGAGCAGACGAATGCTTGTTACGGTTGCTTCGGAGCTGCAAATGGTGATTGTGATGAGTGCGCTAAGGATTGGAGTGATAAACAGTGAAACGGAGTACAGACACACGCTGGAGTCCTGCAGAGATCCAGCAGAACCAAAAAGAACATTATGCTGCTATGGCAGAACATCCACCTGATCGGAAGGCAAGCGAGAAGTTTCATCGACCAGCATACCAGGCAGGAAAGCTGATAAAAGCACAGGGGCAGCAGTTGTGGCATGGAGATGTAGCAGAATACTTGGCGAGAAAGTACAAGATAGGAGATGATGCCAATGGAGACGAGACTGGAAGAGAACAATGTGAAGAACGAGAACAACCGGAAAAAAGAGTATCTGAGAGGATACAGAGCCAACAGAAGACGAATCAGTAGAATTGACGATGAGGTAAGAGAGCTCAGGGAACTTGCAGAATCTACGAAAGCAACAGACTATTCGGGGATGCCTCATGGAAGTGGGAATCAGAAAGATTTGTCAGATGAACTGGCAAGAATTGATTCACTGGAAAAGAGATTACAGAAAGAAAAAAGCAAATGCATCGAATCATATATATCCATTGAGAATCAAATTAAGACAGTGAGTAATGAAGATGAGAACGATGTACTGTTCTACAGATATGTGAAAGGCCTTCGATGGTGGGAGATTGCTGAGAAGATGGACTGTACTGAAAGATGGGTACATAAGTTGCATGGAAAAGCACTGGAACATTTGAAAATACAAAAATGATTTACTACAGTTCCTTGAAGTTCAGTATAAATGTGTGAGAGAATTACAATGAGCCTGAGGCGGAAAGCTGATGGCTCGTCCTCTCTTTGTATAAAACCCAAGAAGCACCTGCACAGGGATGTGTGGGTGTTTTTCTTATCTTTAAAATGGAGCATTAGTTCAGTGGTAGAACATTCGCCTCATAAGCGATATGTCGTAGGTTCGATTCCTGCATGGTCCATGAAATAAACTAGAACAGAGGTGACAACAATGGCAGCAGGAAACCCCAGGAGTGCGAATGGGAATCTTCGGAGAAAGCACAGGGCAAGACTAAAAGCAATCGGTGCAGAGTGCGGGATCTGCAGGGGCAGGATGGGACCAATCCATTATGATGAGCCGAGTGACAGCAAGCATCCGCTATCCTTTGTGATTGATGAGATCAGACCAGTGTCCAGATGGCGAGAGTTTGGTTATAGTTCCCGGGAGGCAGCAGCACAGGACTGGAACAACCTTCAGGCGGCGCACTACTGTTGCAATGCAATGAAAAGCAATAAAACATTGCAAGAACTGGAGCAGAGACAAAAGACACAAAAAGCGAACATTCTGGATGGAAACTGGTAAAGAAAACAGGGGTGGGGAGGGATCCCCGCCAGGCGCCGAAGGCGACCAACGCCGTCCAGCGCCGATTTACACACAGGAAAATTTTTGAAAGGTGAATTTAGATGGGAAGAGCTAAGAAAATGGCAACTGTAACAAGCGAGGGAAGCCGCTTGGAACGCTTGGAAAATTTAGCACTGATTCTCGCAAAACAGATTGATATATGCGCGAAAGATGTTGTTGATGGTCCAAAGACAATGCCACAGCTCTCCAGGCAATACAGAGAAACAATCAAAGAAATTGAAGAAATAAAAGGAATGGAGAAAGACGATGACGAAATCGGAGAAATCCTGTCGGCACGAAAAGCTGATGGGAAGCCAGACACCGTCCGATAGAATTGTTCCGTATTATGCTTATACGGATGGCCCTGATGCGGTAAAAGTGCTTGCGGTCGGGAAACTGATTGTGGATCCGTGGCAGAGTGAAGTGCTGAATGATTGGATGGGGCGTACAGAGGATGATGTTTGGTCAGCGCCGACATGTGGCTTATCTGTTCCAAGACAGAACGGGAAAACACTGGATACTTCCGGGCGGATTGCATCCGGAATGATCCTGTATGCAGAATGGGTTATATACACAGCTCATCTGCAGAAAACTGCAACAGAAACTTTTATGGAATTGCGCGGCTTGTTTGAAAGCAGAGGACTCCGTAAGTATGTAAAAGAAATTAAGGCGGCACTCGGAAGAGAACAGATTATTCTAAAAAATGGTGGAAGAGTAGTATTTGTTGCCAGAACCAGGAATGGAGGTCGAGGACTGCACGGTGATTGTCTTGTGTTCGATGAGGCACAGGAACTTACAAGCGAACAACAGGCTTCATTCCTGCCGGCAATATCAGCATCCAGAAATCCACAGACGATTTATTTGGGAACACCACCGGATGAGAATTGCACAGGTACAGTATTTCGGAAAATCAGAAAACGGGCAACAGAAGGCGAGAGCAAATCCACGGCCTGGACAGAATATTCCGTGAAAGAGATTGGAGATGTTACTGATCGTCGGAGATGGGCGGAGTGCAATCCGGCATTAGGGCGCAGAATGACAGAAACAACCATAGCTGCAGAGTGTGAGCAGATGGATGCGGACACATTTGCAAGAGAGCGTCTTGGCTGGTGGTCGCCAATCAATAATGATCAGGATTACGCAATTGATAAGAAGAAATGGGAAGCGTGTGCTTCAGAAAAAGAAAAGCCGGAAGGGAAAACTGCTTATGGCGTAAAGTTTTCTTCTGATGGTTCGGCGGTAGCATTATGCGGAGCTGTTTGTCCGGAGGTAGGGGAAGCGAGAATTTCGCTGATCGAGCTAAAAGCAACTGACAGAGGAATCCAGTGGCTTGCAGACTGGTTGAATCAGAGATATAAGATGGCGAGCTGTGTGGTGATCGATGGAAGAAATGGAGTTGACTTCTTGATAGAGAAGATAACACCGGTGTGGAAATATAAGCAGTCAATTGTTCGACCGGCAGCAAAAGAAGTGATAGCAGCGGCGAGTCAGCTATCACAGGAAATCAATGAACAGACTGTAACATGGTATAAATACCAAGAAATACTGAATGAGTCGGCAATTACGTCTGTAAAAAGACCGATTTCCGGTGGCTGGGGATTTGGTGGAGAAAACTCGATCCCGATTGAAGCAGCAGCACTTGCACTTTGGGGATGCAGAACATCGAAACGAAATCCGAACAGAAAGATGAGGATAGGATAATGGAGTTAAATTTTGGAAGAGTAGAAGGATTACCACCGGAAGAACAACAGTGGCTTCAAGAATTGAAATACATATATGATTATCACAGAAGTGCGAATAGGAAAAAGCGTCGTTATTATAACGGAAAAGTCACTCTGAATGAAGTGAATCTTGGGATTGCATTGCCAGCAGGTCTTGGAAAACTTGAGATTGGATGTGCCTGGGGAGCAAAAACCGTTGATGTACTTGCGGGAAGATCGATGTTTGATGGGTTTGTTACAGAAAATGGAACGAAGTCAGAAGATATGGATCAGATTATGAAAAGGAATCATTTGATAGCGGAATACAATAAAGCGGTCAAAGAAGAACTGAAATACGGTTGTGCATTTGCGGCGGTATCCGGAGAGGAAGATGATGCAAGAGTACGGTTTTACTCTCCGCATTGTGCTGCAGCTTCGTGGAATGCACACGAAGGACGCATCCGATATGGATTTGCCTTTGAAGATGCGCGAAGAGACGAGTCGGATGTTACATGGTCTCCGGAACATGTAAATTTCTATACAGACACAGATATCTGGGAGTTGGATCGAATTGGAGGTACATGGTACGCTACGCAGAATCCCCATGATTTCGGAGAGCCCCTTATGGTGGCTCTGATCTGGGACGCAACAAACGATAAACCATTTGGTCAGTCAAGGCTAAAAGAGCCGGTCCGCAGACTAATCCAGGGATATGTAAGAACAGTCGCAAATGCAACGATTGGACTGGAATTTGCCACTTCTCCACAGAAATATCTGCTCGGGGTGTCAGATGAACAATATGATATGCTGATTGATAATAAATTCAAACAGTATGTTGGAAGTATTCTCTACAGTACCAATAATCCGGAGACTGGGGAAAAGCCGAATTTCGGGCAACTTTCGCAGGGAAATATTGAACCACATGTTCAGATGCTCCGGATGCTTGCTACACAGTATTCAGCGGCAACAGGATTGGCAGTTACGGATGTTGGTGTGATAAATGATGCAAATCCGACTTCCAGTGAAGCAATTATTGCACAGTCACAGACCTTGATCCTTATGGCAGAACAGTTGAATAAATCAAATGGTGATGCATTGTATCGGATTGGACGGATGGCACTTGCAATTGAACTTGGAACGATTCCGGATGAGCTTCCGGAAGAAACACATGAGCTGATTGCACATTTTAAGAATCCGGCAATGCCAAGCGTGGCATCTACTACAGATGCAGCACTCAAAATTGCGACAGCACGACAAGGATTTGCACAGACAGATATTTTCCTTGAAATGATTGGTTTTGATCAGGCGGATATCCGGCGAATCAGGGCACAGGAGCAGAGAGCAAAAGGAGATGCTATCTTGACGGAGGAATTTGGAAATGCAGATAACGGAGAAGGCGTGGGTGGAATACATAACGAAGATGTCACAGATTAGTCAGAAAGCAGCGGATCTGATGCAGTCCTGGGTTCAAAAGAATGGACTGGAAAATGATAAAGCACTTTTGGACTACACCTATGCACTGTCACAACACTATGGACAGGCTATCGGTGCATTATCGTGCCAGATGTATGAAGCGACAGCGGCAGCACAGGGAGTAATAGTCCCTACGGCAGAAGTAGCAGATCTTCCGGACTATGGGGAAGTGGCGAAAGCGGTAAAGGGGACACAAAAAAAGTCACCAAACAATATTCCAGGAACGATCGCAAGGCTGGTAAAACAGGTGGGTGCAGACACAACACTGAAAAATGCGGAGCGTGATGGTGCGCAATTTGCCTGGGTGCCTCATGGAGACACCTGTGCATTCTGTATTACACTTGCATCCAGAGGATGGCAATACATGTCAAAGAAAGCCATGCGAAATGGTCATGCAGAGCACATTCATGCGCATTGCGATTGTGAATATGCAGTCAGGTTTGACGGGAAGAGTACAGTGGCTGGTTATGATCCGGATAAGTACCTAGAAGAGTATAACAATGCTGGTGGTGATATCAATGCCATGCGGAGGATTCGGTACAAGGAAAATAAGGAGGCTATTAACGCGAGAAAACGAGAATTGTATGCGAAAAGGAAGGCAAAAACTATTGAAAAGACTCCCCGTTCTGCTATAATGGAATCAGATTTAGGAATGTTTAAACAAAAACTTCGCAGTGATGGCAATATGGACAAAGAATATTACGACTGTCTAAAGGATAAATTTTCACATGGTACAGACGATGCCAAACGACTATTCACAAAATATGCTTCGGGTGATAGCATTGAAAATGCTGTGTATGAAAATACGGCTCACTATAATACTAAAACGAAAAAGATATCCATGAATTATGGCGCGGATTTAAAGAATCCACGTGGAGCTGGAGCTACATGGTTCCATGAACACGGTCATTTAGTTGATGATTTAGCTGGAAATCTATCAGATGATAAGAATTTTATTCAGTTACTGGAAAGTGATTCGTTGTCATATCGTATAGCATATGGTAAAGCACATCATTTGGGTACTTTTGATAAAGTTGATAAAGCCATTAGCGAAGAACTTGGAGATATGCGAAAAGATTCGGCAATATCAGATCTTTTTGATGGTGTAACACAAGGCAATATAATTGGATGTGCATCACATCCGAAGGAATATTGGAAAAACCGGGACAATGTTACATCTGAGGCTTTTGCACATATGTTTGAAGCACAGTTTGATAAAAAAAGATATGAACAAATGAAAAAATATTTTCCAAATGCATTGGAATATTTTGAAAAAAAGATGAAGGAGGCGTTGTAAATGAATGTTCTGAACCCAAAGTTTGAAAAAGCGCATAAGGATTTTGTACTTCATTTTGGATATTGTCCTCAGATTCCGAATGAAATCGATTTTGATCAGTCTAAATATGCGGATGATCTATTGAAAAGTGTAGCCGATAATTATGATTACACAATTGAAAAATATGGTACGCAAGTGCCTAAAAAGTATCCTAAACCGAAAATAATAATTGATTAACATCATTTGAGTGCGGACTATAAAATAACAAGAACAGTAGATACCACTGATCAGAAATGGTTGGTGGTATTTTTATGTCTATTTTTAAGAAAGAGAGAATAAAAAAATGAAAAAAGCAATGCTGAGTCAGCCAATGGCTGGAAAGACTGATGAAGAAATCGTAGCAACAAGAGAGAAAGCAATTAAGATTCTTGAAGAAAAAGGATATGAAGTTGTGAATACTCTTTTTACAGATGAATGGTACAGCAATGAATCTATGAAAGAACGTGGAGTAGTTCAGATTCCATTGTGTTTTCTTGCTAAGTCCTTAGAAAATATGTCTTTGTGTCATGCAGCGTACTTCTGCAAAGGTTGGGAGAATGCAAGAGGATGTAAGATTGAGCATGATGCTGCGGTTGCTTATGGTTTGGATATTATTTATGAGGAGTAGAAAATTATGAAAGATTATATAGAAGTGAATGAAGCGAAATGCGATGAAGCACACAACTGTATGTGTACAAAAGAAGTTGATGGAAAGACATATTGCCGTGGATGCGGAAATGTTCAGCCAGAACAGGAGGATTAATCATGATTATCACAGGAATGGATCACTTTCAGAGTGTATGCAAAAAGAAACTTGTAGAATGGTACAACAATAATGGAGAAGCGGATACTCCACAGACACCACCGATCGACTTAAGTAACGTATTTATCGTTTGGTCATGCAAGACATTACAGAATTACAAGTGCCTTGCATCAACTAACGTCAATGGAGATGGCATCTATGCGGAGTACACATATAATGGTGATAAACAGGAGTTGTATGAAGATGTGTATGGGAAATTAACTAATACATGTCACGTAAAAGAATAAATGGATAATTCTAGCACGCAGAAATGCGTGTTATTTTTATGGCAACACGTGCCTTAAACGTGGCAACTAAAAACACTCAAATCAGGAGGGAAACAAGATGGCAGATGACAAAACATTCACTCAGGCAGAAATGGATTCAATCATAGAGGGACGCCTTGCGAGAGAAAGACAGAAATATGCAGATTATGATGACCTGAAAGAAAAGGCAAGTAAGTACGATGAGTACCAGGCACAGAATAAAACGGAACTTCAGAAGGAAAAAGAAAAGTCCGATGCTCTTCAGGCAAAATTAAGCGCACTTGAAAAGAAAGACACTGTGAGACAGGTAAGAGAAAAAACAGCAAAAGACACTGGTGTACCGGTAGAATTACTGACAGGGGAAGATGAGGAAACCTGTAAAAAACAGGCAGAAGCGATTATGAAATTTGCGAAGCCAAAGAGTTATCCGGGAACTAAGGGAAACAGGAAAAAGACAACAGAGTATAACACAACGGATGATGCAATGAGAGAATTTGCACATCAGATTTTTGGTAAAGGAGAATAAAGAATATGGCAGCACTCATTAGTTCAGATTTTGAAATTCCGGCAGAGATTTCGCAGGGGATTTTTGAAAAAGCACAGAAAGGATCTACTCTGGCGCAGTTATCCGGAGCAAGACCGCAGAAATTTGGAAAGCAGCAGGTGTGGGTACTTACATCTCCACCGAAAGCAGAACTCGTAGGAGAGGCAGGGAAGAAATCGCCAACCCCAACTGCATATGCTTCTAAAACAGTAAATCCGTTCAAACTGCAGGTTACCACGAGATTTTCGCAGGAAGTACAGTGGGCAGACGAAGATGTACAGATCGGCGTACTGCAGGATCTGGCGTCAAATGCGTCAATCGCACTTGGAAGAGCATTGGATCTTGTTGGAATTCACAAAATCAATCCGCTTACAGGAACGGTATCAAGCCTTGTAAAAGAAGGGCTGGTTGACACGAAACAGAGTGTGCAGCTTGCAGGCACAAAGTATGATGAAGCAATCGAGGCGGCAGCAGGAATGATCATCTCATCTGGCTATGTACCGAGTGGTATTGCAATGGATCCAACACTTTCCTTTGGCCTTTCCACTATGAGGGATGCGGATGGAAGAAAGATTTATCCGGAAATTGGATTCGGACAGAATCTTACAAATTTTTCTGGAATGACTGCGGCAGTATCTGATACAGTTTCGGCAAAAAATGAAATCACACCAGATACGAAGTTACTTGGAATCGTAGGACAGTTTGATGCGTTTAGATGGGGAGTACAGAGATCCATTGGCGCTCACTTGATCGAATACGGTGATCCGGATGGACTTGGAGATCTGCAGAGACAGAATCAGATCGCAATTCGTGCAGAAATTGTATATGGAATTGGAATCATGGATCAGGCAGCATTTACAAAGATCGTGAAGGCGGAAGGGTAATATGAAATATTTATACAAACAAACTGGAATTGTAGTGGAGTCTGACGATGTGTTAGACTCCACAATGTTTAAGCCGATTATTGAAGAAAAAACCGAGGATTTGATCGAGGATAGCGAAACAGAAACAGGAGTTGCAGAAGCTGAAAATACAGAAGAACCTGTGGAAGAGCTCGAAGAACCGACAGAAGACTCAGAGATTCCAGATATAGAAGAACCAGTCGAAGCAAAGAAAGAGGCATCAGCTAAGAACACCAGAAAGAGAACACAAACAGCGAAAAAGTAGGGTGATACAATGGCATACGCATCAATTGAGGATGTTTGGAAACGAAAAGGAACAGATATTCCGGATACAGATTATGTAACGGCACTTTTGGATGATGCAGCGATCATCATTGATGCATATAACCGCAATGCTACAGACGAGGCAAAGAAATTAGTGTCATGTAATATGGTTATCCGGACACTCGGAAGCAGAGAGGAAGGTGTACCTATTGGAACGACACAGACAACTACGACAGCAATGGTATATTCGCAGACCTGGACAAATGCAAATGGAAGCGGCGAATTGTATCTGACTAAATTGGATAAGAAAATCCTTGGTGTCGGGAATCGAATTGGCTATTTTAATCCATATTCTAGCTTAATACAGACGGAGGAAGAAGCATGATCAAAGGAATCACGGTAACGCTCTATGAGAAAAAAGAAACAGGAACAGATCCGTTTGGACATCCTGTTTACGAAGAAATGCCGGTTGATGTAGAAAATATATTGGTAGCTCCGTCCACAACCACCGAAGTTCTTGATGTGCTGAATATCACTGGGAAAAAAGCAGTGTATGATATTGCAATTCCAAAAGGTGATGATCATACGTGGAAAGACTGCCGCGTTGATTTTTTTGGAGAGTCATGGAGGGTGTTTGGGCTGCCAAAGCAAGGAATTGATGAAAATGTTCCGGGAAGATGGAATCAGAGATGGATGGTGGAGCGATATGAGTAAGGTAAAAATTGAACTCAATCGTGCAGGAGTCCGTGAACTGATGAAATCACCGGAAATGCAGGCAATCCTTGTAGAGCATGCGAATAAGATAGCCAGTGCATCAGAAACCGAAGCGTATGTAGCACAGACACGTGCGGTTGTGAAAGTCTGCGGAGATGATGGTAATAATGGATTATTAAAGGCGGTTGGAAAGCATGGTGGAAAAAATCGTTAAGGATTATCTGCAGTCCAGTCTTGGAATACCGGTTAGACTGGAAGAGGATAAGCTGACAAATGAATATGTATTGATTGAAAAGACTGGATCAAGCAAAAAGGACCATATCAGTACGGCAACCATTGCTATTCAGTCTTATTCAGTGTCGCTATATGGTGCGGCATCGCTCAACGAGCGGGTTAAAGAAGCAATGGAAAAAATAATAGAAAGAAACGATATCAGCAAGTGTGAACTTAACAGCGACTATAACTATACAGATACTGCAAGGAAGAGATATAGGTATCAAGCAGTATTTGATATCGTGTATTTTTAGGAGGGATAAGATGTCAGATGTAAAAAATGTAAGTACAGGAAAGCCGAAAGTCGGCGGTGCCATTTTTAGAGCACCACTCGGCACGGTACTGCCAACGGATGCAACTACAGCATTGAACGAGGCTTTTAAAACACTCGGATATTGTTCAGAAGATGGGCTGACAAACTCCAACAGTCCGGAATCAGACAATAAAAAAGCATGGGGTGGAGATGTAGTATTAACCATGCAGACAAGCAAAGAAGACACATTCAAGATGACTTTTATCGAATCGCTGAATGTGGAAGTCCTGAAAAGTGTTTACGGCGATAAAAACGTTTCCGGAACGCTGAAAGAAGGTATTACTGTAAAAGCAAATGCAAACGAAGCGGAACAGAGCAGCTGGGTTATTGATGTGATCTTGAAAAAAGCGGTAAAACGTATCGTAATTCCGTGCGCAAGCATTACGGAAATCGGAGATATTGTATACAAAGACGATGATTCTATCGGATACGAAACAACACTTTCAGCCGTTCCTGATGCAGAAGGACAGACACACTATGAGTATATTAAGGGGAGCGAATAATGACAGGAAAAACAACTAGCGGATTTGAGTACGAAATCGACGGAGAATCATTAGATGATTATGAGCTTTTGGAAGATTTGTGCGAGTTGGATAATGGAAATACAGCAAAAACAACTAGTGTATTAAATCGTCTTCTCGGAAAAGAGCAGAAGGATCGCTTAAAAGAGCATTTGAGAACAGAAAACGGAAGAGTTCCAGCATCAAAAATGATGATCGAAATCGGAGAAATCTTCAACAGCGTAAAAGAAGGAAAAAACTCTTAGTCCTCGCCTACATGCTTAATCTTGACAAGGACGCACTCTTGTGTGACCTTGCAGAAACATATCATATCTATGATTACAAGTCGTTACCGTGCAAAATGGTAGCGACTTTTTCTTGTGGGCTGAGGGATAATTCAAGAATCAAAATGAAAATAGCGGGAATGAATCCGATATCAGAACAAATTCTCATGGCGGCTATCGCAGATGGAACACGGATGACTGCATGGCTACAGTCAAAAGACGGAACCACGGGAGAAAACAGACCTAAGTCCTTACTCGGAATGCTAATTGGCGATGATTCAGAACCAGATAAGGATATTCGTACATTTGCTTCTGGAGAAGAATTTGACCGAGAATGGAAGAGATTAATAGGAGAGGAGGAATAAGATGGCAACGGAACTTGCAAAGGCATATGTGCAGATCATACCTTCCGCACAAGGCATCAGTGGAAAAATACAACAGGCGATAGAACCGGAGGCAGAAGTGGCCGGAACCTCTTTTGGCGGAAAACTTGTCAGTACAATCAAAAATGTGATTGCGACTGCAGCTATCGGTAAAGCGCTTGTATCGACAATCAATGAGGGTGCGGCAATCGAACAGAGCATGGGCGGAATTGAAACGTTGTTTAAGGAATCAGCGGAAAAGATGCATCAAAACGCTATCAATGCGTATAAAACAGCAGGATTATCTGCAAATGCCTATATGGAGCAGTCGACCTCGTTTGCGGCATCTCTGTTAAGCTCGCTTGGAAATAATACGTCAAAAGCCGCTGATATAGCTGATATGGCAATGACGGACATGTCAGACAACGCAAATAAAATGGGAACCAACATGGAAGACATCACAAATGCGTATCAGGGATTCGCAAAGCAGAATTATACGATGCTGGACAACCTAAAGCTCGGCTATGGCGGAACAAAAGGGGAGATGCAAAGGCTCCTTGATAAAGCGCAGGAACTCAGTGGAGTAGAATACAACATCGATAATCTGGCAGACGTCTACAGTGCGATTCATGTGATCCAGGGAGAGCTTGGAATTACAGGAACGACAGCTATAGAAGCGGAAGGGACAATATCTGGTTCGTTTAATATGATGAAAGCGTCTGCGACTAATTTCTTGGCATCCTTAACTGGTGTAAAAGATGGAAACGGAAATGCGATTCTTTCGGTGGAGGATTCCTTAAACGATCTTGTGAATTCTGCGGTTTCTTTTGCGTCAAATGTCATTCCGGCAATAGGCAGCGTAATGACATCACTACCGAAAGCTATAGTACAGGCGATGCAAACCTATGGTCCGCAAGCAATAGTGGCAGCGCAAGAAATGCTGGCGAATTTGTTGACATACATACCAAGTATGCTGACGAGTTTTACAACGGTTGGCGTTGAGCTGCTTAATCAAATATCGAGCGGACTTACATCTGGAATACCGACATTTTGCGCACAGTTTCTTCCAATGCTTGTGACGATTTCGGAAAATTTGAGAGCAAACGCCGGACAACTGATAGATGCCGGACTTAACCTGATTGAAAATCTGGCTCAAGGAATAGCAAATTCTCTGCCGACATTAATTGCAACCGTACCGCAGATCATCACAAATATTGCCGGAATCATCAATGACAACATGCCGAAAATCCTTTCAACAGGGATAGAAATTCTCATAACGCTGACAAAAGGAATCATAAATGCAATTCCGACATTGATCGCAAATCTTCCAAAGATATTTACGGCAGCAGAAAGCGTATTGAGTGCGATGAACTGGCTTGGAGTTGGAAAGAATCTCATGAATCTCCTTGTTAACGGAGTAAAAGCACTAGTACATTTACCTGGACAAATCATTAAAGGAGCGTTCAACACGGCTAAGCAAATGATCACGACAGGCTTTTCGTGGGGAAGCGTTGGGCGCAATATCATACACGGAATTGCGAACGGACTAAGTGCGGCTGGACATATGTTGTGGGACACTGTAAAAGGAATTCTCGGAAGCTTCAAGGACAATGTACTCAGTTTCTTTGGAATCCACTCTCCGTCACGTTGGGGTGCGTTTGTCGGAAAAATGATTGATGCAGGAGTCGCGAATGGATTGATTGATAATACATCGCTTGTATCGAATGCGGCTCTTGAATTACAGAATTCAGTGAAAAAGCCAATCGAAGCAACAGCAGATCTTACGGTTAGAAGTAATGCTTTAGCAGAAAATGAAAAAAATACACTTGCACAGAAACTGGAACTTTTGATTGAATATTTAAGAAATAATGCAAGAACAAAAGATAGTATTGTGATTAATCTCAATGACAGAGAAGTGGCAAGGGCTTTGAAAGAATTGGGGGTTGTATTCGCTTGATAGAAGTCAGATATATAAGTTCAAATAAAAAAGAATATAACCTAATTGGAGATAAAATGCGGCCGACAGACGGGAGTTTTCATTCGTATGAGTGGACTCCAGAAGTGATTGAACGTAAAGTCGGAGAAACAGTAACAGGATTCACAAAAGCATCAAAGATATATCAGATTACGCTTACCATACGCGGAAAATTAGAAGATAGGAAAGCACTAATAGATGACATCACTGATGCATTTGAACATGATGTAATAAATGTATCACCAGGAAGAATATATTTCGGAGATTGGTATATTGACTGCTTCATAAAAGACAAAACTACGGGAATATCAGGAACATGGAACAACTGGACGGAACTTCAGATAGGAATATATTGCCCATATCCATCATGGATAACCGAAGAGGAGCGTTCATTCAAGAAAATTATTAACGGATCAGGCGAGTCAGAAGAGTTTTTGGATTATGAGCATGATTACGGTTACGATTACACTATGCCATACGGCGGTGATGTAATCTGGCAGGTTGACCATTATGCGCCATGCGAGTATGAGATGATTATATACGGCCCCTGCGTGGATCCACGCGTTGTGATAAATGGACATATTTATCAAGTATACGCGACTCTGGACGAGAATGATTATCTGAAGATCAATAGCCGTGAAAATTCCGTTGTGCAATATCTGGTCAACGGAACGCAGCGAGATCTATATGATTACCGGGTAAAGATAACGGGATCACTGTTCGATCCAATCAAGCCGGGGAATGTCCGAGTGGTGTGGTCAGGGGAATTCGGGTTCGATCTAACACTATTCTGCGAAAGGAGTGAGCCAAGATGGAAGATCCAAGGCAGTTAATTCTTGCAGATCAGAACCTGCGCGACATCAAGCCGGTGATGAATGCGGACATCGACTTTGCTGTCGGATCGGATGAGAATGACTACGAAATTAAAATCCGGCGCGATCGGTGGGATAAGCGGTATACATACGGAAATATATTCTACATTAAAAATACAGAGTTCGGAGGGATTATCGGAAGAAAAAAGATAAACACGGAGAAGGACACGATATCACTGTATGGCCGGACATGGCGCGGAAAATTGGATAAGAAGATTATCCGGCCGCCGGAAGGACAGGATTACCGGAAAGTATCAGGGGAGTTGAATGCAGTGCTGAATACGATTGTTACGGAGCAGTTCAATGACTATTTTGTCGTATCGCAGAACGACACCGGAGTGAGTGTGACGAATTTCCAGTTCGATCGATACTGTACTTTGTTGACCGGGATCATAAAGATGTTGAAAAGCGTTGGATATAAGTTACATATCGAATACATTCAGCAGGAACGCGGCCAGCCTGGGTATGTAGAGCTGTCTGCCGTACCGATCGTGGACTATTCAGACGCAAAAGAACTGTCGCAGGATAGCCGGTTGAACTTCGTGTTCGATGAAACGAAAAACGGAGTTAACCACCTGATCTGCCTGGGAAAAGGGGAACTTCAGGACAGGCAGGTAATTGACCTGTATGTCGGCCTAAACGGTAGTATCGGAACCACGCAGTATTATACCGGTATTAAGGAGGTCACCGATACATACAAGGATACATCCTCTGAGAGTGACGAACTGGAAGAGAAAGGACGGGAAAAACTGCGGGAACTAATGAATAAGACATCGTTTAGCATGGATGTCGAGAGCTTGGGCATAGAGGTAGAGATCGGAGATATAGTAGGCGGCCGCGATTATGTAACGGGCATGTATGCGGCCAAGCCAATCGCAAAGAAGATCTATAAAGTAGAGGGTGGAAAAACCTCTCTTGAATATGAAATAGAAGGAGATGATAGTTAATGGAACTGGTAACAGGACGGGCAGGGAGCCCGCACATAACGTCACAGCAGGACCGACAGAAGCATCAGGGAATCTGGGGCGATGGAGCATATATCCTTGCGACGGGAAATCAGCTCGAACCGCAGGCGCAGAGCTCAAATAAAATATTGATTAAGGATGGCGCTCTGATGTTTCAGGGTGCTATTTTTTCGGTCAAAGTCGGGACTACAGATGAAATCACAATCAATAATGGGAATCAAGGCATGCAAAGAAAGGATCTTGTCGTCGTCCGGTATACATATGATTCAGCGCAGCAGAAAGAATCCGCAGAATGGATTGTGATTCAAGGAGAACCAGCGGCAAGCAATCCTGTAGCACCGTCAAGTACGAGTGGAGATATACAGGAGGGAGATACTACTGTAGACTGCCCGTTTATGATCGTAAATCTGGATGGGATCAATGTCACGGGAGTGGATATTATACCGGAGGTCGCACCGGACATCCATACGCTAAATGCGGCTTTGTCGAATAAAATAAACGCATATGACATGTCAATTGGCGCAGGCGAAATCTTAACGGGCGAAACATTTGGTGGCAAACC